TCGCCTCACGCAACGAAGACCAGGTCTGACCAAGGAGGAACGAATGAGTGATCCCACCTACGTGGTGTGTCCGACGTGCGGCAGTGACCGCTTCCTGCAGGCGCGTCGGTTCTACACGTTGAAGCTCGAGGACGGCACGGTCCAACGCAACTGGGCCGTCGGTGCCGAGGACTCGAGCGAGATGGTGTGTGCGCACGACGCGACACGTTTGCGGTGGAACCGCGCGACGCAGACGTTCGATGTCGTGCCGAAGCCGTGAGTGTGCAACACGCGAACGGTTCCACTTGACATCGACGCGCGACGCGCGACGGCGCACGTGCGTTGCCGGGCGGGGGGCGTGCGAATCACGAGAAATTCGCGCGGCCGCCAGACCGGTCGCGTCGAAACACCGGATTTCGCAGAAAAACAAATGCGCGAAATAACCCGCTAGATGGCTGGGAATAAGAACAGCGGCCGCCGGCCCCAACCGACGGCGCTGAAGGTGCTGCGCGGCAACCCGGGCAAGCGAAAACTGAACCCGGACGAGCCGACACCGCCACCGGGCGACGTCGTGAAGCCGCTGACGTTGTCGACGCCGGCGGCCGCGGTGTGGGATCGACTCGCGCCCATGGCGATCGCGATGCGCACGTTGACGTCGGTCGACGGCACGGCATTCGGGATGCTGTGCGAGGTGCAGGCGACGCTGGAATGGGCGGCCGGCCGGAAGGATCCCCCCCCGCGCAACAGCGGCGAGCGGCCGTCGCAGTGGGTGCGCCGGTCGCACGCGCGTTTGACTGCGGCGATCAAGATCGAAAAAGACTTCGCGCCGATCATCCGGCCGTACTACGCGCTGTTCGGGCTCGAGCCGGTGAGTCGCTCGCGGATCCAGGTCCCGAAACAACACGACGAGACGCCGGCGACCAGCAAATGGGCCGGCGTGCTCAAGTGAAGAAAGAATCCGCTGGCGCGCGTGCCATTCGCCTGATCAACAACCTGACCCACACATCTGGGGTCTTCGGCCGGCAGCCGTTCAACCTCCGTCCCTGGCAACAGCGGATCATCCGCCAACTGTTCACGACCCGGAAGGACGGCCTGCGCCTCTATCGCACCTGTCTCTTGATGCTGCCGCGCAAGAACGGGAAGACCGAGCTCGCCGCGGCGCTGGCGATTTACTTCCTGCTGTTCGACGGCGAAATCGGCGGGGAGATCTACTGCGCCGCGGCCGACCTCGAGCAAGCCTCGAAGGTCTTCGACGCCATGGTCGCGATGATCGAGAACGATCCCGAGCTCGCCGCCCAGGTCGAGATCATCCGATCCCAGAAACGGATCGTGCATCGGGCCAGCGGCAGCTTCGCGCGGGCGATCTCCGGCGACGCCTTCAACAAGCACGGCTTCAATGCCTCGGTGGTGATCTACGACGAGCTCCACGTGGCGCGGAACCGGGATCTCTGGGATGTGCTGTCGACCAGCCAGGGCGCGCGGCTGCAGCCGTACATGATTGCGATTTCCACCGCGGGGTACGACCGCCATTCGATTCTGTGGGAACTCTACGCGCACGCGCTGAAGGTGCGCGCGACGCCGTCGCTCGATCCGACATTCCTACCGATTCTCTTCGAAGCGCCGATCGGCGCCGACTGGACGGATGAGAAGGTCTGGAAGCAGGCCAACCCCGCGCTCGGCGACTTCCGCAGCCTCGAGGAGATGCGCAGCCTGGCCGCGCGTGCCCAACAGATTCCCGCGCAAGAGATGACGTTCCGCCGGCTGTATCTGAACCAGTGGACGGAGAGCGCGGAACGTTGGGTGCCGCTGGCGGCCTGGGATGCGTGTTGCGTGGTGGATGTCGCACAGGCGACCCCATGACGCGGGCCGAATTTCGCACGCGCCTGAAGGGCCGGCGCTGTTACATCGGCGTGGACCTCGGGTCCACCAAGGATCTCACCGCGACGGTCGCGATCTTCCCGGACGACGTCGGGCCCGGTTTTGACGTGCTGGCGCAGTTCTTCATGCCGAAGGAGAACATGCATGCGCGTGTCAATCGGGACGGGGTCCCATACGACCAGTGGGAACGCGGGGCGTTTCTCATCGCCACGCCGGGCCCGGTCACCGATTACGAATTCGTGCGGTATCACCTCCATGGGTGGGCGGCCGAGTTCCAGGTCCTCGAGATCTCCTACGACCCGTGGAACGCGACCGACCTGGTGTCGCGGCTGCTGCAGGACGGGCTGCCGATGATCCCGATGCGGCAGGGCTTCGCGTCGCTGACGGCGCCGACGAAATCGCTCGAGACGGCCATCCTCTCGAGGCGGCTGCGCCACGATGGCCACCCGATCTTGCGGTGGAACATCGACAACATCGTGGTGGAGCTCGACGCGGCCGGGAACTACAAGCTCTCAAAGGACTTGAGCACGGAAAAGATCGACGGCGCCGCCGCCCTGGTGAACGCGATCGATCGCATGGACCGCCACACCGACGCGCCGGCTGAGGATCCCGTCTTGGTGACCGCATGAGATACACCCAGGCGGTCGACGGGGTGTGGATACGGCCGCATCGCCGCCGGCACTACATCCGGTGCTGCGACTGCGGCCTCGTGCACCGGCTCGAGTTTCGCGTCCGAGGCGGCCGCCGAATCGAGATTCGCGCATTCCGCCTCCGCCGCCGTGGGAAGCGGACGGTATGAAGCCCGGCCGGCCGCCGGTCGACGACGCGGATACGTCGACGGAGGTCGGGGTTACCTTGCCGACGAAGCAGTTCGACGCGTACGCCAAACGGGCCTTGCACGAGGACGTCAGCGTGCCCGAGATCATCCGCCGCGACCTCGCCAAGCAGAAGCCGCCGGCCGAATAAACATCGATAAACCCTGTCCGTCGGCGCCGACGACTCACACTGACACGTGTGGCGTGCCCTTCTTAATGCGCTGGTTGTTGTTCTGGCGGCCGCCGTATCTGTTGCGGCGGGTGATCGTGAATCTCACGCACGACTCGACGGAGGCCTTCGAGGGTCTGGTCTGGTCGTATCGGGGCGGCTGGCTCACGCTGCGGGACGCCTCCGCCTTGAAGGCGGGTCTGCCGCCTTCGCCGATACCCGGCGAGCTGGTGATTCACCGCTCCAACGTCGCGTATACGCAGGTCCTGCCGTGATCGTGCGGACCGTCGCCGGGTTGCAGGCCCTGAGCACGCCGTCGCCCACCTGGCAGATGTCCGGGTCCGGCGCGGGCAGTCTCGACTTGTACGGTGCCTCGCCGCAGACCTACAAGCGGATCTACGACACCCAACCGAACGTCCGTATTCCGGTCGATTTCTTGGCGCGCAACGTGGCCCAGCTCGGGCTGCCGGTGTTCCGGCGGGTGAGCGACACCGACCGCGTGCGCTTGCCCGATCACGAGCTCGCGCAGTGGCTCGATCATCCGAACCCCGCGACGACGCGCTACCGGCTGGTCGAAGACACCGTCCAGGACTATCTGATCTACTGGCACGCGTACTGGCTCAAGATCCGCTCGACACCGGCGATGGGCCTGGTGCGCTTGCCCGCCGGGGAAATGTCATTCAGCGGCGGGCTGATCCCGACCGCCTTCATCTGGACGTCGCTCAACGGGCAGCGCCGCGAGTTCGACGCCTCCGAGATTGTGCATTTCGGGCCGCTCGACGGGGTGTCGCCGCTCGAGACGCTGCGTCGCATCCTCGCCGAAGAGGCGGCCGCCGGCGCCTATCGACAATCCCTGTGGGGCAATGCCGCGCGCATCGAAGGCGTGATCGAACGGCCGGTGACGGCGCCGAAGTGGACGTCGGCGCAAAAGACCGACTGGCGCCGGCAGTGGCAAGAGGCCTACGCGTCCGGCGGGTCGCGGCCGGGCGCGGTCTCTGTCCTCGAAGACGGGATGACCTTCAAGCCGATCGGCTTCAGCGCGAAGGATTCCGAATTTCTCGCGGCGCGCAAGTTGACCCGGGAAGAGTGCGCGAGTCAGTACCACATTCCGCTGCCGATGGTTGGCATCCTCGATCACGCGACGTACAGCAACGTGCGCGAGATGCGCAAGATGCTCTATGCGGACTGCCTCGGGCCGATGCTCGAGATGTTCCAGGCGGAGATTGAGCGGCAGATGCTGCCGGACTGTGCCGACCACGACCGCATCTACTGTGAATTCAACATCGCCGAGAAACTGAAAGGCTCGTTCGAAGAGCAGGCGCAATCGTTGTCGCTGGCGGTCGGCAAACCGTGGATGAAACCGAACGAGGCGCGCGCGCTGCAGAACCTGCCGGCCGACGACAATCCGGCGTCCGACGAGATTGCGGCCCAGCAAGGCGGACCCGCCGCGCCGGCGGCGGGCGATCCCCCGGTCCCGTTCAAACCTACGCCGAAAGCCGGCGCCGACGCGGTGGATGTCTCGCCCGTGATTCAGGCGCACCGTACGCGACAGGCGACCCGGCTGGCCAAGCTTCCGATCGCTGAACGGGCCGCGGCCTTCACTGCCGACCTCGACCGCTGGAATCGGGAACTCGCGGCGGACCTCTCCGCGCTCACGGGCACGACGAACGAAGCCTATCTCGCCGCATCGGTCAACGACGCGACGCTGATGCACCTGGAACTCGAGGCGCTCCATGGGTGATCGCTACGCCCACATCCTCAGCTTCGCGCTGTCGCATCCGTGGGCGATCGACGAAGACATGATGCCCGTGATTGCGGGCGCCCTCGCGCGCCACATCGCCGGCGTGAGCTCGAGCGCAGAGATTCAGGCGGCGCTCGTCGACCGGAAGAACCTTCCGCAGCCGCGCGCCGGCAGCATCGCCATCATCCCGGTCTACGGTGTCATTGCGCCGCGGATGAACATGATGTCCGACATGTCGGGCGGCACGACGTTCGAGCAGCTCACCAATCAGCTGCGCGCGGCCGTCGCCGACAAGACCGTCAAGACCATCGTGCTCGATGTGAACTCGCCGGGCGGCAGCGTCGCCGGCAGTCCCGAGTTCGCCGCGGAAGTTATGAAGGCGCGCGCGAAGAAGCCGATCATCGCGCAAGCGCAATACACGATGGCCTCCGCCGCCTATCAGCTCGCGGCGGCCTGTACGGAAATCGTCGCCTCGCCGTCGGCGCGGGTCGGGTCGGTCGGCGTCTTCTCCATGCACAACGATTTGAGTGCGGCGCTCGAAAAGCTCGGGGTCAAGCGGAAGTACTACTCCGCCGGCATTGGCAAGGTCGATGGCAACGAGACTGGACCGCCGAGCGAGGAGTACGACGCGCGCACGCAGGCCTCCGTCGAAGCCGCGTACAGCGCGTTCGTCTCGAGCGTGGTCAAAGGTCGCGGCCAGGGCATGACCGCCGATCGCGTCCGCACCGACTGGAAAGCGCACGTCTACGACGCACCGGCCGCCCTCGCGAACGGGATGATCGACTCCATCGCCACCCTCGACGAAACCATCACGCGCCTCTTGACGGCGTCCCCGGACGCCGCGGATCGCCGCGCCGCCCTCGCCTTTGCCTCTGTCGATGCCACGGACCAGGAGCTGCCTCGCGCGGCCACGTCCCAGGAGCGTCAGGCGGAGATCACGTGGCAGCACGCGCTCGATCGCCAGCTGCTCGAACTCGACCTCTGAAGGACCTGACCATGAATATCACCCAGCTCGCCGTCAATCTCCGCGCCAAGCAAGCCGAGATCAAAGCGTTGCTCGAGACCCAGATGCGCGCCTGCGAGGCGCACGTCGCCGCCGCCGCCACCGCCACCACGCCCGAAGTGAAGGGCCGGCTCCGGACGGACGAGGAAAAGGCGGCCGTGCAGGTCCTCCTCGACGAAGGGAAGAGCCTCAAGGCCCGCATCGATAGCGCCGCTGGCGACGCGAACATGTTGGACGAAATCGAGCGTCTGACGGCGGGCATGGTCGAGCGCCCGGCTCAGGGGACGGGACAGGCGGCGGCGCGGTCGACTCGGTCCATGGGCGAGCAGTTTGTCAACGATCCCGGGTTTCGTGCCTTCATCAAGAGCGGCGGGCATCAGGTCCAGCAGGGCGTGATGTTCACGTCGCCGGCCGTGGATCTGCAGGCCACGCTCGTCGACACCTCGGGCGGATCCGGTGGGCCCCTGATCGTGCCGGACTATCGGCCGGGCGTCATTATGCTCGGCCTGCGGCGGCTCGTCGTGGCGGATCTCATCGCCCCCGGCTCGACCGATTCGAACGCGATCATCTACATGAAGGAGCTCGCCGAGACCAACGCGGCCGCGGCGGTCGCCGAGGGCACGGCGAAGCCCGAATCCGCGCTGTCCTTCGTGCAGGCGACTGATCCCGTCACGAAAATCGCCACGTGGATTCCGGTCACCACCGAAATGCTCGAGGACTTCTCGGCCATGCAGTCGCTCGTCGACGCGCGCCTGAAGATGTTCCTGAGCCTCGCGGAAGAGGACCAGTTGCTCAACGGGAGCGGTGTCGCACCCAACATGCGCGGGATCAACAATCGGCTGGCGCTGGCGGCGGCCGTCGCGCGCGGCGCGGATTCCAACATGGACGCGCTCATGAAACAGATCTCGGCCATCGCGACCAACGCGCTGATTCAGCCCGACGGCTTCGTGATGAACCCGGCGAACTGGCTGACGATCCAGCTCGCCAAAAACGCCAACGGCAACTACATGGGCTCGGGCCCGTGGGCGGGGCCGCAACCGGCGCAGCTGTGGGGCTTGCCCGGCGCGATCACCCCGGCCGAACCGGCGGGAACGTCGCTCGTGGGCGCCTTCGCGACCTGCGCGCAGTTCTTCCGGAAAGGTGGGGTCAAAGCCGCGATGAGCAACAGCCATCTCGACTTCTTCACCACCAACAAGGTCGCGATGCTCGTCGAAGAGCGCGGCGCCTTGTGCGTCTACCGCGAAGCGGCGTTCGGGAAAGTCACCGGCCTGCTCTAGTCGACGGACGCTCACCCTCGCGGCGAGTCCGGACCGTT